TCAATTTTCTTGAACGCCTCAACCACCATCTGCACATTCTCAGCAGCCTTGCGCTGCTGCATCTGCTTGACCTCGGACACAGAGTTGTTGACCGCACCAAAGATGTTGTCGGCAATGCCATCAACATTGGAATCGTTGAAAATTTTATCGATTGCCATAATTTAACTCCGTTGCAAGTTTTTCGAGAAACTGGTTTTCCATATCCACCACGTTGCTCTTGGCATTGTTCATTTGCAGTTCAACAATTTTGCTCTTGTTTTTCATGTCAGCTTCCTTGAGCATGAGTTCAGCAATTTTGACACGCTTGTCAAATTCCTTAGCGTTTGCCGAGTCTTCATTGGGCAAGTTCTTGGTCAGGCTGGCGCTCATCTTGGCCTGCACTTCCGCAGGCATCAGCTGCGCCTCTGTCATTAGTTTCTGCGCCTCGGCCCGGTTTTGCTCGGCTTGGGTGGTGTTCACCGCAATTTGAGCCTGTGCTGCCTGCATTGCCAACTGTTCCTGCATCTGGGCCTTCTGCTGCGCGTTGGGATCTGGCTGATTCATCTGGTCAAGTGCCGCCATCAACTCGTACCTGTTGGTCAGGCTGGAGTTGTTGAGGATGCCCTTCAAAATCAACGGTAGGACAGGGGTGTCTGGACCCAAGGTCTGCAACAGACCAATGAACTGCTGCTGCTCATGCTCTCTAGCAATGATGCCCAAGGTCGCAGTCGGGATGAACTTCATGTCAACACTTGGATACCTCTCAGGGTCAAACTGCATATAGCGGTAAGCCGCTTTTTCAATAAACGGTATCAGGAAGTCTTCTTGAAAGTTCACCAGGGTGCGCTTGTACTTCTTAATGATGGTGGCAACCGCCATGTTCATGTTTCCGCCATCACGGGCTTGCTGGCTCACCATGCCTTGCGAATCCAAGGTGCCTGTGCTTTGCAGCAGCATCCTCTCAAACTCCTTGGCGGTGTTGAGGTTGTTGAGACTTGTCTCGCCAAACTTGAATGGAAACAGAATTTCGCTTGGGTTGCCGTTCACCAGTAGAGCCTTGCCTGGCTTCACTTCAAACTTGGCGCCACGGGGCAACCTGGTAGCGTCCATTGCCATCATGGGGCTGGTGGTCAGCGCCAGGGAGTCGAGGTGTGACCTGACTTGGGCGTCGATGGCCTTTTGCATATTGAAGGCTTTTTCAACGGTCCCGCGCCCCAGCAGGCGGTTGGGCACAGTATCGTCCTGGTAGCTGATGACCGGGCGGTCCTTCATCATGTAAGGGTTGGCCTCGGCCTTGAGCAGCATCCCATCGTTGGCAATGACCACGATGGCCTCGACCATGTTGCTGTACTCGTCGGCTGCTGACTGCTCGGGGAACAGATCGACGATCTCCTCGTCTTTCTTGTCCAGCATCTCCCTCGGCACCAGGCCGTAGTAGGTCAGCAGCAGCACCTTCTCGTCCTGGTACTGGCTGATCTCTTGGGTTGGCTCCAGGCCGGTGTCCTCGTAGGTCGGGGTGATGTTCACCTTGCGGTAAATCCCCTTCTCAATCCCCTCCACGATCTTGTGGATGGAGATGTACTTCTCAATCGCCACGCCCATGCAGTCATCAATGCTGGTGCCGTTGGGGTCAAACAGGAAATTCTTGGGGTTTATCGGCACAATCTTCACTGCCGTGCGCTCACCCTCCATCACGCCAATGGCCGCGGCTGTTTGGCCTGGAACTGGTCTGGTTGCGGCAGTAAACGTCTTTTCTTGCTTGACAATAATCTCGCCAATGCCAGTGCCGTAGATCTCCGCCATCAATTCAATCTGATCGATTGATTTCCTGATCTTGTCGAGCTTGAAATCCTCCATCAACTGCGCTTTGAGCATCGCAACATCGATTGGATTGTTGTTTACATCTTTGAGATCGTCGGTAATGTCGAAAAACTCGCCCTGACCAAAAATGGCCTCCATGATCTCAGCGTGTCGAGTCTCCACGGCCTGCTGGGTGGCGGGTGTAACGATGCGGCTGCGCTCAGATTCACGGGTTTTGTCCTCTGCTGCCCACTGTCCCCGGAAAATACGCTCGTATTCCAGGTAACTATCAAGGAAGTTAGCATTCCGGTAGTCGCGCCAGCGGTCGCAATGCTCGGTGACGAACGCAGTCAGGTCTTTGTCCTCCTGCGATGGTTCATCAAACTCGTTTTGGTCCATATCTTCACCTCGTAGTGTCAACTATTGTATCTCCGAAGGGGTCTGTGTATATAGGCAACTCAATGGTAGGTGCTGGTAATGCTTTTTCACGGTCAGTTAGCAATGCTTTTTGTATCTTTACAAAGCCTGGTGACCTATCTGGAACTTCGTATATGTTGCCAATTTTTGCTTGGTCAATAAAGTCAAGCAAACTTTTTCCAATCTCTTGCCCTTTATATTTTTCGCTTACAGCAATGCTATCAAGCATACCTTTTTCAAGTTTTGCTGCGGCTACAAGATTGTCTCCGTCTTTTATGCGTATTCGTGTATCGCCAAATTTTGTTGTATCTAAAACTCCGTTATAGCCGTTAAAGTCAAACTCAGCAGTAAGCGCTTTTTTGCTGCGTAAATCTTGTTTTTGTGCTCGATTAAGCATATCTTCTCTAAATCTTGACTTAGCTTCATCAGTCTTTAATTGGTCTGCAAAATTAGAAAAAAGTTTATCTACAGGTGTTCCTTTTTCTTGTGGATAACCCATTCGCCGACCAAATCCGTACCCAGAGCTATTACTTGTAAAAGTGTTGTTAGCTCGGGCTAAAGCTAAAGCATTTTTATTTGTAACGCTTTCCAGCACGTTGCCTATTATATTTTTGCCTATTAGCGGAGTAAAATTTAACGCAGTTCCAGCATAGAAAGCTGGTTCAGCCACTTGCATGATTGACTTATATTGAGGGTGCATAACGCTGAACCCCATTTCATCATGGGGAGTACCAAACAGGCCAGAGACGGCTGCATAGGTGCGTGGGTCTGGTAGCGTATTGACATCGCGCTGCTGGGCTAATGCTCTAGCCCGTTCGCCTTGGCGTTGGATATTGGGATTACCAATATATGCCCCACTAAACATTCCAGTTGCCATATCTAAACTCCAGCAATTATGTCTTGGGGTTCCCATTCTTCACTGTCATCCTGCTCAAAGTAACTGGTGACCGCCAATTGGTCAATATACGACAGCGCATCTGGCAAGTCATCGTGAACACCTTGAGATGGAAACATAAGCAACTGGTCTACAAATACATCCCAATCCTCTTCTCGATTAAGAATGATCCTTCCATGCTCAAACCGTCCCTGCAATGACCAAATGATTCTATCAGTCTTCTTCCGATTCCCATGCGTCAAATCCACAATGTGACTGTACACGTTATTTTTACGCATCAAATCACTCAAATACGGCAGCACTGCATTTTTTAGCGAACCCTTCTCAATCCCAATAGACAACGGCCTGTATTCCCGCATCGCCAGCAAAATCTTTGACGCCGTCTCCCGAATGTCCCAGCGGCCATGCTCAATCTCTTTAACAAACCACTTACCGTCATCAGTGACCTTCACCACCGCAATGGCAGACTCATCCAGTCTTTTCTTGGCGTTAGCTGCCTGTTTAGCCACTTCCTCAAACCCAGCCAGATCCACCGCTACAAAATAGCTGCCGTTCTCAGGCTCTACCCCGTATTTGATCCATTCCTCTTTAAATACATCCGCCCCAGCATTGCTGAAACTTGCCATGTACTCCTGCTTGAATGAGAAGGTAGATAGCGTCTTCTTGGCTGATTCAATCTCAGTCGGGTCAATAAGCGGATTGTCCGCCGTGGTGAAGTGCCATGACTTCCAATCCTTATCTTGCTCCTCCTGCCCTAACTTCCACAGATCATGGAACCAGTTCCGACCCTTTGGCGTACCAATGAACATCGCCCGACCCTTCTTGTCCGATAGCGACGCCCGAATAACCTGCTCCCAGGCTTCAGGCTTGATGTCCGCCACCTCGTCCAGCACGGCATACGTCAGGCTCACACCCCGCAAGGTATCTGGCCTATCAGCACCACGCACATAAATCTTAGCACCGTTGATCATCGTGATGTCTAGATTATTCACATGGCTATTCTGAATAACATCCCGCCCCAAATCCAACAGCAAGTCCCAAATAATCTGCCGAGACTGCCCCATCGTAGGCGATACATACAATACCGCTGAACCCGGTGGACACCGCAAAGCCTCAATAATCAAAGTAGTCGCCGCCAACCGAGACTTACCACACCGCCGTCCAGCAGCAATAACCTTGAACCTCGTATTATCGGTATATACCTTTTGTTGCCAAGGTAATAGGCTAAAGTTCAAGTCAGACATCAGTTATGTCCCCATTATTGGTTTGTTCAATAATAGTCGGCGCCTCACCCAAACCAGTAATATTAATGGTAACTGCTGACCTCTGACCCTTATCTTTTTCAAACATACTCATAGGCAACGTCCGGTCAAGACACATCTTCAACGCCGCCATCTGACCAGGGTGGTTGTCATTCAAAGCAATCTGAATAACCTTCTCCGCCACATTAGTCCCGCCAGAACGAATCATCAACTCCTTTAACTCGCGAAGTCTTTGATGGTCAGTCTTAGGAAGCACCAGTGGGATGTTCTTGGCATATTCCTGAATAGCCAGCCTGCCAGGGCTTATCTTAGGCGGCTTGGTTCTTGGACGACCAGGCTTGCGCTTGATAGTGATTTCACCAGTCATAGATTCCACTTTTATCCTTTCGGGAAGTTGGAGGGATTGTAGATGACACTCTATTTTTTCAATTTAGCTTTTTCTAATTTAGCTTTTTTTGAGGGGGGGAGGCACCCGTAAATTTTCAATCGTCGCCAGCCCCCTCCCCCCCCATCAATCCGTCCATGCTTATATGCTTACTTGCTGATGTACCTATGGAAGTGAGTGCTCACATCGAAGTCAGTGAGTGCTCACATCGGCTATATGAGAATGATTCTCATTAGCGTTGGTGCGTGGTACGGCGGCGTACCATTTCCCGACCACCTGGAACGCACCACACATTCATTCACTATTCATTCACTCCAACATTCTCAAAGTTACGCAGGCCAATGATTTCCACCGGATCGGACTGCCTTAGGCCTAGGCCATGCACATGCCTGTAGACCGCTAGGATGCGTTGAAAGCCTATCGTGATATCTCCGGAGCCAGCTGCCAACAGAATCGCTCTATCGCCGTCCCCCAACTTTCGGCGGAATTGAACCGTGTCAACTTTGCATCTGGCTATCAAAATTCCCTCCAATCAAGATTACTGACCAAATGGTCAGCAAGACTGCATTTTAGCCATGCATCCCTTTACACAATGCACATATCCTTAGGATATATGTGCAAAATGTGTAAGAAACGGGCTGTTTTGCCCCATTCTTACACAATGCACAATGTATGAATTGTGTAAGAAATGTAAGGGTAAACCCTAATTCACATACTGTACAAACGATCAGTACAAAACATAGGGTTTGTCCTAAGTAGACTGCTACAAATATTGTTACACTACTCTACATGGCAACGACGCCATGCAACAAAAAGGAAAGCAAAATGACCAAATCAGAAACCCGCGAAGTTACCCTTACCATCAAGTATGGTCAAACACTTGGCGCTGATTACATGGCGCGCGCATTGTCCGCACTGTACCGCGCAGCTCGCTCCACCAAATCGCAGAATGAAATTCTGGCTATTGCACTGGCCTACAGTGTTGTCAGCAACTCAGAATTTATTGTTTCTTGATCACATCCTGTAGCGCATCACTGGTGCGCTATGTGATGTCATCCGGCATTGTTTAACTTAACCAAAGGAATAGCATGGAGCACAAACCCAAAATTTCAGTCACATCTAAACTAGACGGCATCCGCAGCTGGTCCCTGCAAGCTCTTGACACTTGCCCCGGCAGCATTGAATCACCCGGCGTACTCGTTGACGCATGTAAAGGATGCTATGCCACCACGGGCAACTATCGATTTGCCAACGTCAAGGCACCACGTGAATTTAATCGGACCGATTGGGAGCGGCTCGAATGGGTTGACGATATGGTCTATGAGTTGACCAATGATGAATATTTTCGCTGGTTTGATTCTGGCGATATGTATTCTCTCGCACTGGCAGAAAAAATCTGCGAAGTTATGAAACGTACACCGTGGTGCAAACATTGGCTGCCAACCAGAATGCATAAGTTTCCCAAGTTTCAATTAGTATTGCGTGAAATGTCGCAGCTTGATAATGTAATGGTCAGGCCATCGTCTGATTCTATTGTCGGTGTATTTATTCCCGGCCTGCATGGTTCGGTTATCGTGCCTGATTCTCGGGTCAATCCCGATATGGTGAAATTGTGCGAAGCATACGAGCACGATGGCAAATGTTCTGGGTGCCGTGCTTGCTACGATAAATCGGTGCCAGTTATCGCATATCCAGCCCACGGTAAGACTATGGCAAAGGTTATCCGTATTAAGGTTGCAGCGTAATTAACTGTTAACCCTATTGACTAGGGTTAATGGGCAATTATGCCAATTATTGGAGAGCCAATATGATTAATGAATACCGCATCGATCAAATGACAAATGAGCAATTGCGCCGATATTACGATCAACGTCCTAATTTAACTTTAAAAGTACTTAGTGCGTTAACTGGAAAAACGGTTAAACAATTAAAAGCTATTTTGATGGTGCCAGCATGAGAAAACTACTCTGGACCCTAGTCCAAGGACTTATCGGCGCTGCCGTATGGGGTCTTCCATTTGTTTGGTACTTTTGGAGCATGAAACCATGATGCATGATGACAATTGGCACGATGACGACCTGGAAGATGCCCGATTAATGTCTGACGATGGCACCGACTCAGAACCCGGTATCTGCCCTGCTTGCAATGGCTCGGGTGAGGGTCAGCATGAGGGTACTACCTGCTACCAATGCAAAGGGGCAGGGGAATGCTAGACCACGACATTACCGACAAGATACACCATCTAATGCATCTCTATGCATGGTGCCGCCAGGAAGCGATGGAATACCTGTACTACGAACCGCACGACCCCGCCGATTGGCTAGATACCCGGTGGGAGAGTGAAAAATGATCTATGCGGTAATTGTGCTACTTATCCGACTGCTTCGCGGTTAACGATTCCTGAAACGATACAAGCCCCTTCACAGGGGCTTTTTTACGTCTTCAATCTGGCGTTTAGCATTCTCAAAACCCCGGCCTATGATGACCCGGTGGCCGATACCTTCCAAATACTCTATCCAGTCTTTCTGAACTGGTGAAACGATACCGCCAGTCTCACGCTTCATTTCAACCCATAGGCTCCACTCAGGCACGCACAGGTCAGGCACGCCAGGGCTAACCCCTTCGGCTTTCAAGCTGGCGCCTTGTGCCATGCTGCGGCCACCACCATTCGGCACTGCAAAGACCCTCACGCCGGGGTAAGTTCTGCGAAACCATGCCACTAACCTGACCTGCTGTAAATGTTCGGATTCCATACTAAAAGGGAATTTCAAATTCCCACAAGGCGCAGCCTCCAGGCTCATTAGCAAACTCTACTGGCGGGGCCTCACCGAATTCAGCGCAAACCCCGTCGGGGCGGTAGTTATCGCAAGTGGTGCAGACTTGTGGCACTGGTGCATTTATAGTGGCGCGGTAGTGTGTAACGATTGCGGGTTCAGGATGTCTCATAGGTCCTCTTTATTACTGTATAAAATTTACCATCTTTTCGAAATTCTATGTGGCTCGGTGGTTTGCCCTCGGTCATCTGTTGCGCCATCTGGTGCAGTTCTGATGCCCCATAGTCCAGCGTCACGCCTGCTCGGTGGGCAATCTCGGCCAGTAAGCGCCTGCTTTTCTCGCCTGCATACCCGTCGTGCGTCACTGCCAGATACTCAGTCACTGGTGGGTCTGACAGTCCGCCATAGTAAGTCAATGACAGCATCTCCCGGCCACTGGCTCGGCTTATGTGCTTGCGCCATGTCCAGGCGGTCACATCTAGGTCAGTACCATCTTGCCCCATTATGTCGTCGTTTCTAAGCGACATAACTGCCTTCATTGGCTCCGGGAATGCCTCACCACAAGCCGGGCAAACCCTGACCGACAAGGCGCATATTTCTTGGCAGTGGTCGCAGACCTTTATCGGCGCTTCGCCTACCTTGTCGCCCTTCTTAGGTGGTGGCTTGACTGCCGTTATCGGCCCATGCTGCTCCACGACCCCGGCAAAGTCCAGCACCAGGCAGTCAGTTTTACCCGGCGCGATCCGCAGGCCACGCCCTGCCATCTGCACGTACAGGCCGGGTGACATAGTAGGCCGCAACATGGCTATCAGATCAATCTCAGGCGCGTCAAAGCCGGTGGTCAGTACATTGGCATTAGTTAACGCCCGAATGCGCCCTGCCTTGAAGTCGGTCAGGATGCGGTCACGCTCGGCGCTCGGTGTCTCACCCGTCACGCATTCGGTGGTGATGCCTTGTGCCTGCAATGCGGTGGCAATATGCTGGGCATGAGCAACCCCGGCGCAAAACACTAGCCAGGACTTGCGCTCAGACCCCAAGCGCACGATCTCAGCGGCCACCATGCGGTTCTTGTCACTGGTGTCCACTGCGGCTTGCAGTTCCGATTCGATGTACTCCCCGCCACGCTTATGCACCCCGTCCACTTCCAGTTTGGTGGTGGTCAGTTTGCTTCTCAGGGTAGACAAAAACCCCTTGTGAATGAGTTCTTCAATGCTTGTTGGATTAATCAGGGCATCGAATATAGCAGGCGCATCGGTGATGTACCCGTGGCCCAACCTGTACGGGCTGGCGGTCAGGCCCACAATCCGCAGGTTCGGGTTTATGGCGCTCAGTTCGGCCAGCAGGCTTCGATACCCGCCCTCATCCTTGTGGCTCACCAGGTGAGCCTCGTCAATGATAACCAGGTCAACATGGCCTATTTCCTTGGCCTTGGTTCGCACCGACTGGATGCCTGCAAAGGTTATCGGTTCGCCCAATTCCTTTTTACGCAGCCCGGCGCTGTAGATTCCCATTGGTGCGTTCGGCCAGTGCTGGCGCATCTTGTCGGCGTTCTGCTCAATTAGTTCTCGGACATGGGTTAACATAAGAATGCGCGTCTCCGGCCAAGATTGCAGCGCGTCCTTGCACAAGGCGGCAATGATGTGGCTCTTGCCTGACCCGGTGGGCAGCACCAGGCAGGGGTTACCCTTATTGCCAGCCTCGAACCAAGCGTAGAGTTGGTCGATGGTGCGTTGTTGGTATTCTCTCAACATATCCGGCCATCCCATTCCTTCCGCAACGCCATAACCATCGGATCAGCAGCCACGCAAGCCTTGGCATTAGCCAACAATTCTTTGCTGCCATACACGCCCTCACCAGGCTCACCGTTGGCAATGCTTTGCCCGTCAATCTCATAGACTGCAACCCAGTCGCTTGGCCCCTCTAGGCGTTTCCAAGGCACAAGGTCAGGGTGGATAACGTGGCTTTCGCAGCCGGTATGCTGGGCATCTAGCGGCACAATGGCGTCCCACTTGGCGCAGTGCCAAGTGCTGTCAGACAATGGCGTGATGTGGGCGCAGGTACGGCAATTGACCTGCTTTGTGGTCTTGCTGCCGTGGCAGAAATCATGCCCCGCGCACATCTTGCATTCAAACCACGTTGGGTCGGTGCTGATAGGTGGTGGCAGGCGGTCGGTCAGCGCCAGCCGCTGGCCCTTGTCGATGGCCTTAATAGCATGGTCTCGGTCATACTCTAGGCGCTCGGTGTAAATGCGGTCATCGTCTTTGCAGACGGCAACATACAAGGCACGTTTCAACTCGGTGCCGTGCATATACACTTGGCATTGAGTGAAATGCTGGGGCTTACTCTTTGCCACGCCATTCTTTTCCAAATCATTAAATGACTTGAGACTGTGGGTTTTAAACTCCAAGACGTGTTCCGTTTTTGGCGCACCAGGTACGCCCTTACCAATACCGTCTAGACTACCCGATACGTGGCTGCCAAAGTCCACCCGGCGCTGGGTTCCTGACACGCTCATTCCGATAGCGCGGAGATCGCTGATGATTTGCGCTTCCTCATTGAAGCCACGCCTGAACAGTCGCAGGATCCTGCCTTGGAACTTCTCAACCACCGCCCAGCGGAATGACAGCCAAAGCCAACGCTCGCAATGGTGGCCTAACGTACTGCACCCCATGTGAGCGCGGGGCTTCTCAATTCTGTCCTGATGGGCGGCATCGATCAGGGAAGTTATGGTAATCTCTGGATCTGGTATTTGCACGGTGTTTTCTCCTGAAGTTGTTGCTCATGTTGACCCCGCCGTCACAAGCGGGGTCTTTTTTTACTTCTTAGCCCAAGGTGGCGCGCTCTTCGCAGCAGGCGCACCAGCAGCAGGCCCAACAGGCTTGAACGGGACTACAGCAGCCGGTGTCACGCCGCCCAATGCGCGGTAGCCTTTGATCTCGTTGCCTGCGTACTCACCCGTTTTGACGACCAGCTTGATGCCCAGGTTTCCGCCAATCAGTTGGTCGGTGTCAGTCACTTTGGCAAGGCCAATAGCCCTCATGATTTCGCCAAGCTGCTGGCGTCCGATCTCTTCCGCCTTGGTTGAAGCATTTTTTATGTTCAGGTTTCCAAACACCACCCGCCCCTGATGGGTTGGCCCGGTGATGGTGTACTTGGCGGCAATGTACTTGCCGTCGCCTGCTTTGGTGGGCTTGACTTCAGCGCCTGTGATGGTAGCGTTGTACCAGCCCTCGGGCAGTGGCTCAAAGTTTCCAGTGTTGCCAACGGGCAGGGTGTCAATGCTAAATTCTTCGTCGAGGAAAGCCATGATTAATCCTTAGTGATTGAAAAAGTTGGGCGTCC